GGAGAGAAGATACAAGAGGAAGCGGATGGGTGGGGTAAACTCGGCTCTGATCTTCTCAACGCATTCAACAATTCTCCACTAGTATTGGCTTATCAGAGCATAGATGGAATAATGAATTCTGTTACTGAACTCCAAGGAGAAAAAGACGAAGAAATCTTAGCAATTGCTAAAGGAGCTGGTGAAAAAATTAAAGGCGATGACCCAGAAGAGAAACTTAGCACATCTGAGTTTGCCCAAACTGTTGATGGTGAAACACAAGGTGTAACAGAATATAATGAGCAAACGGATATTGCAAAACAGCAGTTAGCCGAGACAAGAAAGCAAAATGAACTGTTGGAAAGAGGTCTAGCACAGGGGTCTGAGCAAGTTGAGGAATTAAATAAAATTGTTACACGGGCCGCAGTTTAACTAAATACATAGTATAAGAGAACCTATAATCATATGTCATATAAAAAGAAATTTCTAAACAAGAGCGGAGTATCAAGTCCTATATCAGGGGGCAACAGTAACTCTGGATCTTGGAATGGTGTAGGTGCTTCGGAAGCAGGTTACTCAAACACTGACTTCGGTTACAAAAATTACATGAGTAGACTTCCTGAAGTTTACACAGGACATCCTAACAGAATAGAAAGATACAATCAATACGAGATGATGGATGTCGATGCTGAGATTAATGCATGTTTAGATATCATTGCAGAATTCAGTACACAAAAGAACGATCACAATAAAACACCGTTTAACTTTGAGTTTAGAGATGATCCTACTCCTCATGAGATGGACTTGTTATCTAAACAGTTACAACAATGGTGTAAGTTAAATGAATTTGATACTCGTATGTTTAAGATGTTTAGAAACGTCATCAAGTACGGAGATCAAGTCTTTGTAAGAGATCCAGAGAACTTCAAACTCTACTGGGTTGACATGGTTAAAGTCATTAAAGTTATTGTTAATGAGAGTGAAGGTAAACTTCCTGAGCAGTATGTTATTAAAGACTTAAACATTAACTTACAGAACTTAACAGTTGCACAAAAAACAAACACAGATTTTGCCGCTAACCCAACAACAGGATTAGGTGGTACCGGTGGCGGTGGTGGAGCAGGTGGAGGCGGATATACTGTCCCGTCTATGCCATACAACACATCAGGTAGTAGATTTACATTAGGACAAGCAGAATCAGCAATCGATTCTAATCATGTTGTTCACTTATCATTAACAGAAGGCTTAGATCGTTTCTGGCCTTTCGGACAATCAATCTTAGAGAACATCTTTAAAGTATATAAACAGAAAGAACTATTAGAAGATGCTATCTTAATCTATCGTGTACAACGTGCGCCAGAACGTAGAATGTTTAAGATTGACGTTGGTAACATGCCTAGTCACTTAGCAATGGCATTCGTAGACAGAATTAAAAACGAGATACATCAAAGACGTATTCCAAGTATTCATGGTGGACAGTCTGTAGTTGATGCTACATACAATCCATTGTCAATGAATGAAGATTACTTCTTCCCAGTTACAGCAGAAGGTAGAGGATCATCTATCGAAGTTCTCCCAGGTGGACAGAACTTAGGTGAGATTGACGATCTTAAATACTTTAATAACAGACTAGCAAGAGGACTACGTGTACCTAGTTCATACTTACCCACAGGTCCTGATGACAACACAACACCACTGAATGACGGACGTGTTGGTACTGCTATGATACAAGAATTCAGATTCAATCAGTACTGTGAAAGACTACAGAACTACGTTTGTCAGAAACTAGATGAAGAATTCAAATTATTCTTGCGTTGGAGAGGCTTTAACATTGATACTCAAATGTTTGATATCACTTTTAATCCCCCACAAAACTTTGCCGCATATCGTCAGAGTGAATTAGACACAGCAAGAGTCAGCACATTTCAGGGTATGGAAGCATTCCCTTATATCTCTAAACGTTTTGCATTAGAAAGATTCTTAGGATTAACTGAAGAAGAAATCAATCAAAACGAAAAACTTTGGGGCGAAGAAAATACTGAAGCCCAAGACGCAGATCCAGAAGGTTCTGATCTTAGAAACATCGGAGTATCTACAGGAGACTTTGATGCAGACATTGATACTAACGATGAAATCGAAGACCAAGAAAACTTAGATGACTTAGGTGACTTAGATGTTGCAGGCCCAGTAGGTGGTCAGGCATCAACGGCAACCGGATCAGTAGATGGTGCAGGGGAAGTTGGCCCTGTATCTTAACAAAAGATAAATACTCTTATGAAATTATTTGAAATGTTTGATGCGGCAGTACCAGGATACCAAGAAGTTGGAGACGACAACTCCAAACCTATATGGAGAACATCTAGGAAAACAAAACTCACATTAAGTCAGATCAGAAAATTACGTAAGATGTTAGATGTAAGAAATTATGAAAAAGCAAAACATCTAACTAAAGTTAGAAATCAGTACGGAGCCAAGCCAGAAGCAGACGGCGCACCTGGTATCTAACTCTCTCAATATTTCAGTAAAATCACTGAAAATACACGTTTTTACCTCAAAATATCAAAAAACGCAAAAAAGTAGCACTTAAATAGTACTTTTTTATACTACACACTAAATATCTCTACAAAGCCATACTTATTATATCAGGAGAAGATGACAATGGAAAACAAGAAATTTGAACAATTAATCGACCTCATTATTAATGAAGACGAAGAACAGGCGAAAGAACTGTTCCACGATATCGTAGTTGCGAAATCAAAAGAAATCTATGAATCAATCATGGAAGATGAAATGAAAGACTCTGATGACCTTGAAGAAGGCATGGGCGGTCAAGTAGGTGATCTTGCTGATGAGATTCAAGCAGAAGAATCAGGCATTGCTGAAGACGAAGAAGAAATCGATATAGATTCTGAAGAAGTCTTTGACATTGAAGGCGATGACGATGTAGATGCAACACTTGATATCGAAGCAAACTCATCTGAAGAAGTAGAAGATGCAGTTGTAAGAATCGAAGACAAACTTGACACATTATTAGACGAGTTTGAAGCAATCATGGCAGACGAAGACGAATTAAAAGGCCGTGATGATGAGATGGATGCAGACTTGCATGACATCGAAGACGAAATTGATGACCAAGAAGTAGACGTAGACGTTTCTGTAGACGATGAAGAAGTAGTTGCTGAAGCAATTAATCTTCCTAAAGTTACAGCAAAAATGGGAGACAACGGTTCAAATACTAAGTCACCAGTAGACGCAAACTCAGGTCAAAAAGGAATGGACTCACACCCAGTTGATTTTGACAAAGGTAGTGATGAAAAAGGACGCCCAGCTCCGACTGCTAAAGACGTAGATGGCGCTTCTTCATTCCAAAACGTTCCTGGAAACAACAAGGGACCAAAACTTAGTCCAGCACCCAAGCCCGTGACATCGCAGGCTGAAGGTACTAATACTAAATCAGTAATAGATTAAGGAACTGATACAAATGGCTTTGTATCTTAAAGAACACTTAACGTTTGACAACTCAGAAATGGTTGTCGAATCAGTTAAAGAAGGTGATTCCGATCTGAAGACTCTTTATATGAAGGGTATCTTCATCCAGGGAGGGGTAAAAAACGCAAATGAACGTGTTTACCCTGTCTCTGAGATCGAAACTGCTGTAGACACACTGAATGCACAAATCAAAGAAGGCAATTCAGTTCTAGGGGAAGTAGACCATCCAGATGATTTAAAAATCAATTTAGATCGTGTATCACACATGATCTCAAATATGTGGATGGACGGACCAAATGGCTACGGCAAATTAAAGATTTTACCGACTCCAATGGGTAAGTTAGTTCAGACCATGTTAGAGTCAGGGGTAAAACTCGGAGTATCTAGTAGAGGTAGCGGAAACGTTAACGATTTAGATGGCCGGGTCAGTGATTTTGAAATAATCACTGTAGACATTGTTGCCCAACCAAGTGCTCCTAATGCATACCCTAAAGCAATATACGAGGGCCTCATGAATATGAAGCACGGACATAAAGTTTTAGAAGTAGCAAGAGAAGCAAGAGGCAATAAACAAGTAGAACGGTTTTTGAAAGACGAAGTAATTCGTTTAATCAAAGACTTAAAAATCGACTAAAATAGAGGGGAAATCAGCATGTTAGATGCTATCAAACCATTAATTGATTCAGGTCTTATTAATGAAGACGTTGCAAGTGAACTAGAAAGCACTTGGAGCACTAAGTTAAACGAGGCTAAAGATCAAGTTCGTGGTGAACTCAGAAATGAATTCGCACAACGATACGAGCATGACAGAAGTGTGATGGTTGAAGCCCTTGATAAGATGATTACAGATTCTCTAAGTGAAGAAATTAAAGAATTTCACGAGGAGAAAACTGCAATTAACGAAGATCGTGTAAAAGCGAAAATGAAACTTAAAGAAAGTGCGAAGAAATTTAATAACTTTATGGTAACTAAGTTAGCAGAAGAAATTAAAGAACTACGCGGTGACCGCAAGATTCAGTTGGAAAACCAAGATAAACTTCAAAAGTTTATCACTCATGCATTGGCTAGAGAGATCAAAGAATTTGCTCAGGATAGACAAGCAGTGGTAGAACAACGAGTTAAGTTAGTAGCAGAAGGACGCACACAACTAGAAAAACTGAAAGAGAAATTTATCTCTGAAAGTGCCGCTAGATTGAGCAAATCTGTTGCATCTCATCTTAAAGGTGAATTATCAACACTTAAAGAAGATATTCAAATTGCTAGGGAGAATAACTTCGGTCGTAAGATATTTGAAACATTCGCAGGTGAATTCAGCACAACTTATCTAAATGATAAGGCTGAAACACGTAAGATCGTTTCTGTATTGAATGACAAAGAACAAGAACTAGCCGAATCAAAAGTCAGACTTGCGAAAGCAACAAAGATTATTGAATCAAAAGAACGTGAAGTTAACATTATCAAAGAATCTACTCAACGTGAAAAGACTTTAGACAATTTAGTGTCATCTTTAAACAAAGAGAAGGCTCAAGTAATGCGATCTTTATTAGAAAGTGTTCAGACGCCAAAACTGAAGAACGCATTTGATAAGTATTTACCAGCAGTATTGAACGAAGGAAGTGAAAAGAAGACTGAAAAGAAATCTTTAACTGAATCTGTTTCGACTGCACAAACAGGTAATAAATCTGCCAAGAAAGAACAAGTTAGGGAAGATGACGTTAGTGATAACGTAATCGATCTTAAGCGCCTGGCAGGGCTTTAATTTAAACTAGACATAGAATATTAGGAGAAAATAACCATGTCACAAGTACTCTTAGAAAGCCGTTGGGACGAAACAAAAGACGCCCTACTTGAAGGCTTAAAAGGCACTCGCCGATCAACAATGGGTGTAGTCCTTGAAAACACTCGCAAAGGTCTCTTAAATGAGAATGCTACCGCTGGTAGTACCTCTGCAGGAAATATAGCAACACTTAACCGTGTAATCTTACCAGTAATCAGAAGGGTTATGCCTACTGTTATTGCTAACGAACTAGTCGGCGTACAGCCAATGACTGGTCCTGTTGGACAGATTCACACTTTACGTGTACGTTATGCTCAGTCATTGACTGACAATTCAGCAGCCGCTACATCTGTAACTGCTGGTGAAGAAGCATTATCACCATTCAAAATTGCACAAGCATACTCACGTACTGCTAGTGGAACTGCGACAGCCGCTTCATATACTGGTGCTGATACAGCAACTTTAGAAGGTAACGGTGGTAAACAAATCAGTGTGCAAATCTTAAGACAGGCAGTTGAAGCCAAGTCACGTAAGTTACAAGCACGTTGGACATTCGAAGCCGCTCAGGACGCACAGTCTCAGCACGGCATCGATGTTGAAGCAGAGATAATGGCTGCTTTAGCACAAGAAATCACTGCTGAAATCGATCAGGAGATTTTACTATCTCTTAGAACGTTAGCGGCAACTGAATTCACATATAACCAGGCAGCGGTATCAGGTACTGCTACTTATGTTGGTGATGAACATGCGGCACTTGCTGTATTAATCAACAGAGTTGCAAACTTAATCGCACAAAGAACACGTAGAGGCGCAGGTAACTGGGCTGTTGTGAGTTCTGCGGCCTTAACTGTGTTACAATCTGCTACTACATCAGCATTTGCACGTACAACTGAAGGTACTTTTGAAGCACCTACTAACACTAAATTTGTTGGTACGTTGAACGGCGCTATGCGTGTTTTCGTTGATTCATATGCTCCTGATACTCAAGCAGTATTAGTTGGATATAAAGGATCATCTGAAACTGATGCGGCGGCTTTCTATTGCCCATATATTCCATTAATGAGCAGTGGAGTTGTACTAGATCCAGCAACATTCGAACCAGTCGTTTCATTTATGACACGTTACGGATATGTAGAGTTAACTAACACTGCATCATCATTCGGTAACGCGGCTGACTATGTTGGTGAAATCGCAGTTGCAAACTTAACTTTCCAATAAGCCGATTATCTGATAATCAACTTATTAAAATAAGTTTTAGGAAGAGTCTTTTAGGCTCTTCCTTTTTTTGTGGCTACCCAAAATCGTATTAAATACTTGACAATACTTCCCTAAGGTCGTATAATAGTATATCAGTATGGAGAATATATATGGCAAAAAGAATTTTTAGAATTGAAGCCGGTAGATACGGCGGAGAAATGGTTATCGGAGAAGTCGATAAAGAATTTGTAGAACAGTTTATCAATGAAGGAGAAGGTGAATTAATAGAACACCTTACAAGCACAGATGATATGGACTTTGAGGGTATATTACCTAAGAAAGATTATTACATGTGGGAGTGTGATGATATCGAACATATAAATTCTGCATATGCTGATAGCGGGTTCGTTGTAACAGAAGTAACTAACGAAGAAAGTAAGTTTGATTACTCTGAATCTGAGACTGACTTTGAGCCAGTAGGTTGTCTATATAGTAGAGAAGCATATTCACAAGATGAAATGCCTGATGATGAAGACATTAAAGACGATGATGATTATGTACCTGTAATTAACTTTCATAGTGGAGAAAAAGGTAACTTCGGTTGTTGGTTTGTAGAAACAGATGGCGAACCTTTTGACAAATATAAATTCACATATGGAATTGTTGAAACTAACATGGGAGAATTTGTTGACTCTGCATACTACGACGGAGAAGAGTTAGAGACAGATTATGACTATGCTGAAAGCCTAGGTAAAGGATACTACGCATCAGTAGGTTACTTGAACAAACGTTGGCACGACTCATATGACAAATACACTGCAAAAAACTTAGACCCTATGTATTGGGAAGACTTTAATGATACAGTAGATTATGAAAAGAAAGAAGCATCGACTACAGTAGCATTGAATATTTCAGCAGAAGAAATCGTAGGGGAAGTAGGCACAATTGAAAACCCAGGTGAAGTCGATCCTACAATCGAACCTATCGATAAACCACCTGTTGTTAGTCAACAAGAAGCAGATTCTTATAAAGAACTACAAGATCAACTGACTCAACTCAATGGACACGATGATGGTAGAGGAGAAGAAGGCGAAGAACTCTAAATGGCTAGATGTCGTCCAGAAGATTGTAATTTAGAAACAGACAACTTAACTATAATTTGGTACCACAATTATTCAGGTGGTAAGTTTATGGCTAATTGTCTAAGTCTATCTGATCACGGCTTATTCGGTCATAGGGAAATGACTGAAGCACAACTTAGAGGAGAATTCTCTCCAGATGACAAATTAAATTATTTGTTAGGTCAAATATCTGAAATAGAAAAAGGAATCTTTTGGACTGATCTTAATATATCTGACAATTTCTTTTTTGGTTTTGATAAAAAAGAATACCTTGATCCATGGAGAGGCATCACTTATTTTGATTATGTTAAAGATGTATCGAACAGTGATTATAAATTCTTTATAGCATCACATTTTAATCCTGAAGTCATTGAAATTAAAAAGATTTGGAAGAATGCAAATATTATTTTGTTTACACATCCACATGATTATGTAGAAAAACGAGCAAAGAATGACCCTCAAATTAGTGTCTTCTATGATAGACTAGTTGACTATGAAGAAAACTTAGCAGAAATGAGAGCATTGCCTAACGTTGTTTATGAATTTGATGTACGAAAGTATGAATCAGAAACTGAAACGTTAGATGCAGTTAAAGAAATGTATGATCTATTAGGAATCAGAGGGTATGATAGAGAAAAATTATCTATCTATTACAATGATTGGTACAATAAAATAGAAGAAATTAAATACGTATAGTAGAATCTACTGGGGTATCCATCAGTTTTTGACTTTCTCTTATTTTCTTTTTTCTTAGTCTACTACAGTTTGCACAAACTGTCAATATATTTTCTTTTGTTTTATTCATAGGATTAAAATCTCTATATGCAATATCTAACTGAATCATGTCTTCAGGTACAAATCCACACTCAATACACATTGTATTCTTCTTTGGTATCTTTTTATTATAGATTGCTTTAGCACAATCTACACAATATTTGTGCCATTTTTGAAAGCCATGTTTACTGACTCCATTAGGTTTAGCAAAAGAAATGTTGCAACTAGTGCATTTTGGTCTAACTGGTTGTCTTGTAAGCATAATTTTATTTATTAAAAAAGTGCTGTAGGGTTCTTTTTTATAAGGTAATTTTTATTATATCAGCATAAATACAAGATATAATAATGGAATCAACACATGGCCGCAGATAAATTTAATTCATTAACAGGATATTCAGCAGGGTTACCCCCTATTGATATAGTAGCCGCTAACGGAAATATAGTTACAAATCATAACTATCCAGCAGGTAATGTTACATCTAATAAAATCTATGCAAACAATTACTACTATGCAAATGGTGCGGCGTTTTCAAGTGATCCAGCCGGAGCAAACACTGAAATACAATTTAATAACAATGGTGTATTTGGAGCAAGTGCAAATTTAGTATTTGATACTGCAACTAGCAGAATTATAACACGTAATGCTACAGTATTAGGTGAAACACTATTAGGAGATGCACAGACTGTTTCTATACAAGGTGGTGTAAACGGATATGTTTTACAAACAGACGGAGCAGGTGGATTAAGTTGGACAGCACAAACAGGTGGAGGCGGAGGCGGTAATGGTACCCCTGGTGGATCCAACATGCAAGTTCAGTTTAATAGTGCAGGAGCATTTGCAGGTGATGCAGGTTTCATTTATGATACAGATACTAATCTTTTAACAGCAACATCACTTGCAGGTGAAGGTGGTAACATATCTAATGTTACATATGCAAACATTACTGGCATAGGTAATATCTCAGCAGTCAATCTTACTGGAGCAGATAATACTGTTTTATATGCTAACGGTGTGTTTGCAGATATCTCAGCAGGAGCAAGTGCAAACTTTGCAAACTTTGCGGGTAATCTTACAGTTGCTAGTCAACCAAACATTACATCTGTAGGTACGTTAACAGGGCTTCAAGTCGGAGGGGGATTATCTGTAGTAGGTAACATCGGTGGAGCCAATATTGCAATCACAGACACTGCTACATTTACAGGTCCAGTAGTCATTGACTCACTTGGTAATCTTACAGTACAAGGTAATGCAAACTTACAGACTTCACCTAACATAGAACTTCCAGTAGCAAACTTACACATTGACGGCGGACTCAACGGATATGTATTAGCAACTGACGGAGCAGGTGGATTAAGTTGGACTCTTAATTCAGGTGGCGGTGGCGGTGGATCACCCGGCGGTGCTAACACACAGATGCAGTTTAATGACGGTGGACTATTTGGTGGAGATGCCAACGTAGTTTACAACAAGTCAACTAACACAATGACAATGGCAGGCACTCTTGTTGCCAACAACATGACAGTTGGATCAGGTGCATACTCATTTAGAACAACTAAAGTTGCAACAGGTGTATCAACAACTACATCAGCAGTAGAAATCTGTGCAACAGAAGCATCTACTGTGTCAGCAGTCGATTACACAATCGTTGCTACTGATGCGGCTAACTCATCTAGGCAAACAGTTAAGATTACATCAGCAGTATACGGAACAACAGTTAACTATTCAGAATACGCAACTATTTCTGTAGGAAGTTTACTTGCTGATTTTGCAGTAACTTATGTTCCGGGAGATGCTTTTAGAAATGCTCAGGTAGTATTATATGCTACTCCGGCAACTACTAACAGCACAACTTACAAAATTCTATTAGAAGAATATTCTTCTTAACAAATAAAAGGGCAAAAAAGGGTATATTAGCACTCTTTATTGAAACAAAATACTAAATACTTATTATAGTTTACGGAGACCAAACCATGGCAATCAAAGCATTTAACTCGGTAGCGGGATTCTCAGTAGGAGAAACACCGGCCAACATAATTTTATCGAACGGAATGATCACTACGAATGGAGCAACGTTTACAGCAAACATTGCGGCATTAGGTGTTCTTACCGACAATTTATACTACGCAAACGGCGTACGCTGGGACTTACAAGAACCAGCCGGAGCAAACACTCAAATACAGTTTAATAATGACTCAGATTTTGGAGCATCATCTAAATTAGTATTTGATACCGCAGTAAGCAACTTAAACGTTGACGGAAATCTTAACTTAACAACAGGTAAGTATTACGGTGACGGTAGTCAGTTAACAGGTATTGACGCAACAGGTATTCAAAATGGAACATCTAATGTTCGTATACCAGCCGCAGATGGCAACATTGAATTAAATGTTGATGGCGGCTTAGAAGCAAACATTACTTCAACAGGAGTTAATGTTGCAGGTACATTAAACGTAGTAGGTGTTATTACATCACCTAGTACATCTGGTGCTATCGACATAGCATTAGGAACTCCGACTCAAGGATCTTTAACATCTAACGCATTGACTTTAACAACAGCATCATCGGTCTCCAACTCAATTGCTCAGTTAAACAATATCTTAGGTAAATTAGTTCCAAGTAGTCCTCCTGACTTCCCGGCTAGTCAGACTATCGCAATCCAAAGTACTTCATCGTACAGAATGGCAGATGGATTTACTCAGCCAGATAATACAGCAGGTGGATCAGCGGCAGTGGCTGCAGGTTCAACAGTATCTAAAACACGTAGATCATCAACATATAATGTTAATGCTATTACAAACGCAGGCCCAGGTGATTCAGGAACAATCTCTGTTCAATTGAATGGTTCAGCCGCAGGTAGCAGAACTTTAACTACTTCTTTAGACGGAGCAGGTACATACAGTAACTTGATCATATCTAATAACGTAGACTATAATTCAATTGATTCAAGTGTAGCGGCAGGCTTCTGGTCAGTCTTTACATCAGATGCATCAGGAACTGTAAACAGTGGTTGGAACGAAGTATTAATAGATGATACTGCAACAACTTCATCTAATAAAGATACATGGTACTATGACAATTCTTCTCCTGGTACACCTCAGTTTACATCTACATCAATTACAGTAGATTCAACACCAAGTTATACATACAGTTCAACTGTACAGCATTATAACAATACGAATGTCTTCCCAATAGCATTTAATGTTAACAGATTATCTGGTAATATGTATCCAACAAGTGATACATTTGTTACAGGATCATCCGGTGGAGCATTTAGTTCACCTACTAGTGTAACATATTCAACTGCTGGAGTAACAACTCCACTAGCGGCTCAGTTACACGTAGCATCAGGAAGTCAAGCAGTAACAACATCTGCTTCAATTATATCAGGATTCGGATCAAGTGCAAGTGGACCTTCAGTAAATGTTTTCAACTCTTATGCAACAGGTGCTCAAACATTTAACCCGGGTTCAATAGTACTTTATAAAACAGGTACGTCATCTTCTTCAAGCAGAATCGAAGAAGCAAACGTATATATTGGTTCAACAATTGGTTCAGGAGCAGGGTTAGCACAAAGAATTATTAATCCAGGATCAACTAATACTCCTTCTTTCTCTGCAAGTGCAACTGTGTTTAACAGTGAATCTTCAACATTAGAGACATATGACTCTACAGTTGTAGCAGATGTATTGAGCCATGATGAGACAGATTATTCTTCTGGTTACTTACCAGTAGGACCTGACTTATCAGGTGGTACTAGAAGTGGAACACAATACTTTACATTCAAATTTATTAGAACTTCAGTTTCTAAATTTGATCTTAAATTTTCAGGAACAATTGCAGGTGCATGGGTAGCAGTACCCGGCTCTACAATCGATGCCGCATCTTCATTAAACGGATGGGTTGAATTGACAACAGCATATGCTGGGTCAGGTGTCCCTGGAGCAAACACAGGAGCTGGTGGTAACGGTTCAGATGGTTGTGCATTAGGAGGAACAATTACAACAGGTAGTTCCGTAACTAATGAATCAACAACAGCAACATTTGGTACAGTTAGTACATCATCTACAGCAACAAACGAAATTTATGTTCGTATTGCATTGACATCGGGTCAATCAATTTCAGCATTATCATTAGAATCAGCGAGTAACTAAAAATGAGTATACCTATTTCACAAAAAGTTGACCTACTTTACAAACAGGCATTTGGTGTCACTAAGACTGACACAGAAGCAAATAAAAGCCCAAGTAACGAGGCGATAGCAAGTCCACTACTTAATCGTGGTGATACTCTATGGACTCAGGCTGATCAGATACCAGGTGTAGCGGCCGCAACAGCAGGCATTGTTACAGCATACACTGGAACTGGCGCACAAGAGTGTGTTGCAGATAACACAACTGTCCCAGTTGGGGGTGTTTACCCTACTTGGAAGACTAACTTAACTTACTGGATCCCAGCAGAATTTGGTGCGACTTATTCTGTATCCGTTTATGTAGACGATTCAGGAGCCGCAGATCCAACTTCATCAGGTACTCAAATATTTGGTGCTGGTTCAGGTGGTACAGGTGAGTTTTACTATAACTATCAATCAGGTGTTCTAAACTTTATCGGAGAAACAATTCCGGCTGCCTTAACAAGTAGTAAAGTTCTTTATATCGTAGGTTACAGATACATTGGTAAAACAGGTGTTAATAATCTACCTGATTCACAGATCGGTAACTTAGATATAACTAACCAAACAGTTACAGGACAAGTTGTAGATGCTAACATCATCCTTACTCCAAACGGAACAGGACAAGTTGTTACTTCAGGTAATGTAACAGCATCATTCTTTTATGGTAATGGTTCTCAGTTAACAGGTATTGACGCAACAGGAATTCAAAACGGAACATCTAATGTTCGTATACCAGTCGCAGACGGCAACGTAGAATTAAATGTTGATGGTGGACTAACAGCAAACGTTACTGACACTGGCATAGTAATGACTAATGGTAATTTAGACCTTGGCAATGTGATTGCTACTGGTGTAGGTACATTTACAGGAAATGTTGCAGGTGGAAACATCAGCACAGCCGGTATCTTAGCAGTAACTGGAAATGCTACTGCAGGTAACGTAGCAGGTGGAAACTTAGTTTCAGCACCATTCCTTACAGGTACATTAATAGACGGCACCTCAAATGTCGAAATTACAACTAATGCTAATATTGATTTAACAGCAAAAGGAAACACAACTGCTGTAATCAGTGATACTGGCGCAAATGTTACTGGTACTTTTAATGCAAACGGCGTAGCAACATTAGGTTCAGTCGTAACAGCACAAGTAACAGGTGCAGGCAGTGGTAACTTAACATTAACAGCGGGTTCATCAGATGACTACGTTGAAATCAGACCTACAGGAACTGGACAAGTTCACGTTGGTGGTTTCAAAATTGAATCATTGGGAACTCCAACTGCATCAACAGATGCGGCAACAAAACAATATGTAGATGATTTAGCACAAGGTCTTGCTATTCAAGCACCAGCAATCGTAGCATCAACAGGAACACTAGCAACAATGTCTGGTGGTACTGTAACATATGACAATGGTACAGCAGGTGTTGGAGCAACATTAACAATTTCAGGTGACACAATAACAGCAATAGACGGTGTTACATTATCAACTGATGATCGTATCGTTATTAAAGACGAATCAACATCAGCACATAATGGTATCTACACTTACACAAGTTCAACTGTTTTGACAAGAGCAACAGACTTTGACACTCCAACTGAAATGGCTGGCGGTGACTTTGTATTCATTCAACAAGGTACATTATATAATGACACTGGTTGGGTAATGACTGATCCAGTAGCAACAGTTGGTACTTCAGATGTAACTTTCGTACAGTTCTCTGGTGCAGGATCATTCACAGCAGGTGCAGGTCTTACATTAACTGGCACTGAATTCTCTGTAAATACAGATAATACAACTACAGACATTCAAGGTGGAAACGTAGTTGTTAAAACTTCTGCTCAGTTTACTACTCCAGATATTGGAGCGGCAACTGGTACAAGTTTAACAGCAACAGGTAACGTAGCAGGTGGAAACTTAACAACAGCAGGTGTTGTAAGTGCAACTGGTAATGTAATCGGTGGTAATTTAACAACAGGTGGACTTGTTCTTGCTACTGGTACTGTAACTGGTTCTGCATTGATCACAGGTGGTACAGTAACTGCAACAGGTAACGTAGCAGGTGGAAACATCACTACTGGAGCAAAAGTTGTAGCAGTAGGAAACATTGATTCAACATCAGGCATCTTTAATGGTGACGGTTTTGGACTATCAAATATCCCAGCCGCAAATATCACAGGCTTAAGTCTATCAGGCATTGCAAATGGTACATCTAATGTAGATATCGCATCAGCAGACGGTAACGTCACAATGGGTGTTAACGGAGTTGCTGACATAGTAATCGTAGCAGATGACGGAATTGAAGTTAAAGGTACAACTAAATCAAGTGGTACAGTAACTGCACCCGCATTTACTGCAAACACAGGTATCTTTACTGGAGACGGCTCAGGTCTGTCTGCTATAGCAGGTGCTAATGTAACTGGACAAGTAAACTTCGCCGCAACTGCAAACGCAGTAGCAGGTGGAAACGTATCTGGTCAAGTAGCAAACGCACTTGTCTCAGGAACAGTATATACAGCGGCACAACCGAATATCACTTCAGTAGGTACTCTAACAAGTGTCGTAGTAAGTGGTACTGCTAATGTAGCAGGTAATGTAAACATTGGTGCTAGTGAGATTTCAACATTAGCGGCAGGAACAGTAACAACTACAACTACTTCTCAGACAACACTTGCAAGTTTTGCAGTATCAGGCGTCAATGGAATAGAGTTTTTAGTTAAAGGTAGAGATGCAACAACAGGTAATACTTCTGTAGCATCAGTACTTTGTGTTACAGACGGTTCAACAGTTGATTTTGTTACATACGGGCAATCATTCTTAACAGGATCACCCGGAGTACTAGCAGTAGGACTGAGTGGTAGTGATTTAGAACTACTTGTCACACCTACAGCAACCAACTCAACAGTTTGGGTTACACAATATAGGTTTATTTAATAATGGCAATTAGGTCCTTCAATTCAGTTGGCGGGTTCTCAGTAGCCGAAACACCAGTTGAGATAGTCAGTAACGTAGGTAACGTTACACCAACTAACTTAGACGTTAGTACTGGATTATCTGATTTAGGTGCTATCGGTAATGTTACAATTACTGGCGGATCAAGCGGACAAGGTATTATCACAGATGGCTCAGGTGGGTTATCATTTGGTTCTACAGGACAAGCGGCTAATTCAGCCACTAATATGCCTTATCAGATTAATGCTAGTGAAACTTTTGTTGTCGGTGCTAATTTACAAGGTCTATATTCAGAAACAATTGTAATTGACGGCGCACTTGCTATTGATGGTATGCTTATTGAAGTTGGCACATCGCAAAATGCGGCTCCAACTGAAATTTACTTTGACAGCAACGGAACATTAACTGGTAATACCGGCTTTACTTTTACTGCTGGTACAGGTAACTTAGCAATACCAGGTAATGTAAGTGTTACTGGTAATATTGTCCCTACTGCAAACGTCACATATGACTTAGGTACAAACACACAACGTTTTAATGATTTATATCTATCTGGTACATCTATTAAATTAGGTGATGGTGAAATGCAAGTTGTTGCAAACGGCGCTATGGTTATGACTAATGGCGACGGTGGACAATTTATATTTGACGGAGCAACAGATTTTGATCATACTGCAATATTCAATGGTACATCTAATGTATCTATAGACTCATCTGCTTCAGCAGTCACAATGGGTGTTGGTGGAGTAGCAGATGTATTTAATATGGCATCAACAGGTGTCTTAACTACGACAGGTAATGTCGTATCATTAGGTATTAAAACAGACGGTTACTTCTATGCAAATGGACAAGCAGTAACATTTGGTTCAGATGCGGCAGGATCCGATACAGAGATTCAGTTCAATGATGGAGGCACATCATTCGGCGGATCAGACAAATTTACAATTAATAAAACAAGTGGTCTAGTAACAGCAACAGGTAATGTAGCAGGTAACAATTATATCTCTACATCAGGCACAGTTCAATATGGAACTGGTGCAGGAGCAGGTTCAATTTCTGTAGTAACAGGAACTACAACTGCCGGCATATTTACAACAACCATGACAGATGTTAACATTGGACTTAATGCTAATGTTGTAATCTGTGGAACAGGAAAAACATTAACAGCACGTGGTAACGTGTCTGCTGATAATTTAAATTCAACAACTTTATCAGTTGGGGATTTATATAGTAGCAGAACAGCAGTATCAGTTGGTAGCAGTAACACAACTATCGATTCATTTGCGGCGGCTGATTATAGATCAGCAAAATATACAATTAGAGTGTCTGATAATACAGGTTATCAGTCAATAGAAGTATTATTAGTACATGATGGGATAACACCTATAATGACTGTATACGGTTCAATATCGACTACAGGAGCAGATTTAATAACTCTGTCTACTGTATTGTCAGGATCTAATATACTTTTAAGAGCAACACCTGTAAACAGTAGCACTAGTGTGAATTTATTAGGTACATATGTACCAGACTAAAAATTAATGCGGGAAAGAACGATAAATAGAATTATGCTGAAAAGGCAAATTTAACTATAATAGGGTAATAGGAAATGTTAATATTAAAACAAAATACGGCGGCATCAGTCCCCACCCCGGCTGCGGGAAAAGGTACAATCTTCTTAAGTGATTCAGATGTACTGTCAGTCAAAAAGAGTTCAGGGGCAGTCGAATCGTTTCCAACGGTAAGTGGATCTGATACACAAGTCTTCTTTAATGACAACAATGCAATCGCAGGGGATTCTGCTTTTGTATGGAACAAGACAACAGATGTCTTAACAGTTACAGGAAACGTAGCGGCTACAAGAGTACTAACAGACAATCTGTTATATGCTAACGGAGCGGCATGGGACTTACAAGAACCAGCTGGTTCAACAACTGAAGTTCAGTTTAATAATGCTGGACAGTTCGGCGCAGACTCTACATTTACATTTAATTCAGGAACTGATACCCTATCAGCACCCACAGTTACAGCAACTACATTAAATGGTGTACTTGGAACTGCCGCTCAAACTAACATTACTACAGTCGGAACCCTAGGCGCACTAACAGTAACAGGAGCAATTGGCACAGGAAGTGTATCAGCAACAGGCGATCTTGGTGGTGTTAACTTAAACATGTCAGGTAACGCAATTATTACTGGTAACTTAGTAGTTAACGGTACAACAACTTCAACTAACGTAGACAATATGACTGTTGAAGATCCAATCATCAATCTAGGTGGTGGAGCAAACGGAGCGGCCCCTGCTAGTAACGACGGTAAAGATCGTGGTACAGAAATACAATATTATACATCAGAAGCAATCTTAGGTTTCATGGGTTGGGATAACTCAGAAGGTGAATTTATCTTCGGAGCAGACGTTCAAAACGCATCAGAAGTCATTACAGTTAACACATATGGTAACGTTCATGGTAACGTATTCATAGGTTCAGGTGCTGGATTATCAGCAATTGCTGGAGCAAACGTAACAGGAACAGTACCATTAGCAACAGCGGCAACTACTTCAGGTACAGTAACAACAGCCGCACAACCAAACATTACTAGTGTTGGTACTTTATCATCATTAGCATCAGGAGCATCAGCAACTCCAGCAGATTTCTCAGGAGCCGCAATAATCGGTGCTACAGACAATACAGGTGAGAATTTAGGTTCACGCATTGGTGTTGTAGGTGAAGCAAGAGGTGACTCTGGTGATACTGACATTACTGGTATTGGTGTATATGGTGTTGGTTCATCTAACGGCGCAACTAGAGGTTCTGGTGTATATGGTGTAGGTACAGTTACTGCAACTGGTGATACAGGAGCCGCAGTAGGTGTTAGAGGTATTACATCTGCTACTCATGCTTCAGGTATGAACGTTGGTTTATATGGTAAAGCATCAGGATCAAGTGTAAACAACTATTCTCTATATCTTGCACAAGGTAGTATTTCAACAATTGAAACTAGCCCAGTTTGGGAACTACAAGATAATCAAGCAGGTGCACTAAAGTTTGGTTCATCAGGCAAAGCAAATATTTTCTTAATTGAAACAACTGATAACTCAGAAGGTATTGCAACAACAGGTTACTTAAACGTAACTGGTAATATTACTGCAACAGCAGGTATTAAAACAGACAATTATTATTATGCAAACGGAGCACCATTAGACTTTCAACAACCAGCAGGTGCAAACACTCAAGTTATCTTTAATGATGACGGAGACTTCGGAGCAGACTCAACATTTACATTTGATAAAGGAACAGACACTTTATCAGCGCCAATTGTTACAGCAACTACATTAAACGGTGCATTAGGTACTGCGGCACAGACAGCAATTACATCTGTAGGAACATTAGGTGCATTAGCAGTTACTGGAAACATTACATCAGGTAATGTAGCAGGAACAGGTGGTGTCTTCACATATGTATCTGGAGACGGAGCAAACTTAACAGCAATCACAGGACAAAATGTTTCAGGTGAGGTTGATTTTTCACAAGTAGCAAATTCAGTAGCAGGTGGAAACGTATCAGGCGCAGTTGCATTAGCAACAAGTGCAACATCAGCAAATGCAGTAGCCGGAGCAAATGTCTCAGGTGAAGTAACATTTGCGGCAACAGCAAACACAGTTGCTGGTGCTAATGTTTCTGGAACAGTTCCTCTTGCAACAACAGCAGGAACCGTATCAACAGCCGCTCAAGGCAACATTACATCAGTAGGCACATTAAGTGGCTTAGGTGTTAACGGAACAATTACTGCTTCAGCAATCACAGCAAACACAGGAGTGTTTACAGGTGATGCAGGTGGATTATCAAACGTTATAGCAGGAAACATCAGTGGTACAGTAGCAACTGCAACAACAGCAGGTACTGTAACAACTGCCGCACAGCCAAACATTACTTCAGTAGGAACTCTCGCATCTGTAACAACTACAGGAAACGTAGATACTACAGCAAACGTTGTAACTGATAACATCATTGGTAAATCAGCAGGCATTACAATTACATCAATTGGAACTAATCAGCCGGTCACACTTGTACCAACAGGGTCAGGTGGAGTATCAGTTAGTTCAAAACGAATTTTAGACTTAGCAGAACCAACAGCATCAACAGATGCCGCTACTAAGCAATATGTTGATGACTTAGCACAGGGACTTGCAATACAAGCACCTTGTGTAGCAGGAACACCAGGTACACTAACATCTATTACAGGTGGAACGATCACTTATGATAACGGTACAGCAGGAGTCGGTGCAACGTTAACAACATCTTCAGGTAACTTTGATACACTAGACGGCATTAGTATTTCAACTGATGACAGAGTTCTAGTTAAAAACGAATCAACAACTGCAAACAACGGTATCTATGTTAAGACATCATCAACTGTTCTAACAAGAGCATCAGATTTTGATACTCCAGTAGAGATGGCAGGTGGAGACTTTGTATTCATACAACAGGGTACTACATTAAATGACACTGGTTTTGTAATGACAGACCCAGTAGCAACAATTGGTACAGACCCAGCAACGTTTGTTCAGTTCTCAGGAGCAGGTTCATTCTTAGCAGGTGCTGGACTTACACTAACTGGTTCAACATTCTCAATAACAGATACAGCAGTATCTGCACAAGCATACGGTAACGGAACACATAACGCAACATTCACAGTGAATGGTAAAGGTCAATTGACAGCGGCGGCTAACGTTGAAATTACTGCAGGCGCAGGCGCATTGACTGGTACAGTTCTTAATTCAAGTGTTGTAGATTCATCACTAACATCAGTTGGTACAATTGATACAGGTGTATGGGAAGGTACAGCAATCGGAGCGGCATACGTTGCAACTCTGAATCAGAACACAACAGGTACAGCGGGTACTGTAACAACAGCCGCACAACCTAATATTACTTCTGTTGGAACATTATCTGGATTAACAGTTAGTAACCCAATAGCAGGTTCAGTCACTGGTTCAGCAGGCTCTGCTACAACAGCAGGAAGTGTTGACGAGTCAGCAACATTTAACAATAGTGGATCAGGGGTTGCTTCAGGTACAACATACAACGGTGGCACAGCAAGAACTATTTCTTATAACACAGTTGGAGCGGCAGGCGCAGACGGTACAGGAGCATCAGGTACATGGGGAATTAACGTCTCAGGTTCAGCAGGAAGTGCAACATCAG